GTGCGATAACTGTCGCCCATTGAGGTGTCTTCAACGGTGTCAGCAGTTTCTTCGACCGAGTACGAACGAATTTCAAGAACAGCGTTGGAAGCGCCAACGCGAACAGTGCCTTCTGAGCCAGTGTGGGTAGCCATGTCTTATCCTTACGCCAGTGTTGCTTCGGTCAAAGCACCAGTGCCTTGAAGCGTGATTGTCGATTCCACCATGCCGTCAAAGCTACCAGTGATGGTCTTTCCTGTCACAGTCGCTGTTCCGGTATAATACTTTTCAGATACGCCAGCCGACGCACCTTCTGGGAATACGCTGATCGTCGCCTGAGCGCCGACTACAAGACCGCCTTGGCCAGTTGTGTCAGTCTCATCCCAGAATACGTCAACAGAGCCAGACCAGCCCTTCAGAGTCGTTTTAAAGCTACGGTAGCTGTCACCCATCGAAGTGTCTTCGACAGTATCAGCGGTTTCTTCCAAAGAGTAGGAGCGAATCTCTGCGATGGTGTTCGCACCAACTTTAAGCGTTCCTTCACTGCCAGTATGCGTAGCCATTACTCAGACTCCTCGACTTTCTCTGCTTGAACCTTTGGCTTTGCAGCCTTCTTAACATCCCAGCCCTTAGACCGGTACTGCTCTAGATCGACCTCACAAGCGAGTATTTCATCGCCTTGGGCGTTGTAAATTTTGACCATCTTCATCGCGGTGTCTCCAGATCAGCAAGAAGCGTAACATATTGGACTGCGTAAGACAACCGTGCATTAGCAACTGGCTTCTCGCCTTCAACATTAATGTCAACGTCAGACTGCGAAAGAATACAGCTTTTCACTAATCCTGACAACTGGAAATCAGAGCCAATCGCGTCCTCAATCAAAACACAGGCATCATCTATCTGGTTTACGATGGTCGCGCTTGAACCCTTAATAAATATCTCAACATATAGTTGCAGTGAACCCATAGATGTCTTTGTACCTATGGTTGCCAATGAATTGGTTTGGCTGTTTGTATAAATTATCGCTGCTGGCAGCTTGGCATCATCCAGCGCATAGGATCGCATCTTGTATACGCGGCCAGAGAAGAAAGGCAGCGCACCAATGATTGTAGCGATTCGGTCGCGTATCTGGTTATTAATGTGCGACATTAAATAGACACCTGGCAGTTATCGATGGCGGTCATATACCTAACATCAAAAATCATTTTACCAGTGCCAATTGCCTTTTCGCCAGTTGTATCGACACTAAAATCTGACTGCGTCAAAACACAGCTTTTAACCAACCCGTTGAAGCTGTAGTCAGTTTCAATCGTGCCATTCAATTCTGCGCAGAAACTTTCTATGTTTTCAAAAATGTTTAGGCTTGATCCTTTATTGATAACATCGACCCTTAGTTCAAGGTTATGAGACAAGGTGCGGCTACCAATGGTGGCAAGGCTTGTGACATCGTTTGTGGTGTAAACGATCAAGGCCGGAAGCTGTGCATCATCAAGCGCATAACGACGAAACTTATACAGAGTGCCTGTTTCACCACCAGGCCTAGCCTCAAGATTAACGCTAAAACGATCTTGGATCACAATACCAAATCTATCAAAGATAAAGTTTACCAACAGGTCGGCAACATAGTCCCTGATCTGCTGCCGAACGTGAGCCATGTTAAACCTTTTCGAGTATAAGCGTCGATACACCTGTGCCGTCTGTCAGCACGACTCGCACGTTATATGCAACAGAGCGAATGATAATTTCATCGCCGTCAGAGGCGTAAGGTACGTCAGCAGTGCGGCAAACAAACTGTGGTGATGGAATTGTAATGTCCATCAGGTCTGTTGCGCCACGGCTGGCTTGAGGGGCATCAAAGATACCATTAACAGAGGCGGCACTGCCACCTACTATTGTGTAAGTGGCAGTGTCTGCAAAATCATCGACTTCAAAGAAATCGAGAATATCATTTGCGCTCTCAATCCCCATTCTTGGAACTGCGCTTAATGACAGGATCGCGATTTTCTACTTCTGTGGTTACAGGATCACGATGCTCAACCTTTGGTGCTTCAGCCACGCGGACTGCCTCTTCAAAGATTTCGATTTTCTTATGAGCGATAAGCACCAAAGCTTCGCTGTGTGGAAGAGTAGTAACGTCACCAATAGCCAATGGGCCTTGCGATGTTATTACGCCACGAATGCACTTGTATTGCATATCATTCTCCAAAGAAGTCGAGGGCTGATATGACTTCCAAATATCAGCCCTCAACATTTCTTATGCTCCGTCGTTGTTGTATGCGAACGAGACTGCGTTGCGAAGTGCAACGTCAATCGTCTGAAGCGCAACGATACGAACAGTACCAGTGGTCGATGCAGTGTATGGATCAACCGTCAGGTCGAGGCCACCCCACATGCCGATCATGCAGTCAGCGAAGTTACCGAAGTAAACGTTGCCAGCAGTTGCTTGCTGAGTGCGGATTACGTTGTAACCGTTGGCTTGACCGCCTTCGAGGACGAACATGCCCGAACCAGCGTCCTTTGCCTTCGTCTTCAGACCGCCGTAAGTGGCTGCGTCTGTGATATAGGCCAAGTTTCCGAACAGAGCGTTGTCTTCTGCAACAGCAGTTTCCATCGCAACCATTTCAGCAAAGGTTGGTACAGCAGCAGCAAACGAGGTTGGCTTGTTTACACCGCTGGTGTTCAAGATACCCGTTGGCTGACCGGACGAACCTGAGCCTTCCAATGCGCCCTTGTCGATTGCCAAGGCCAGAGCCTGTGTCAAATCGTCACGGACCAACTGCTCAATGGCAGGAGTCGATTGGAGGATCAACTGACGGGTCATGTCGGTGAATGCACCAACATTCTTTGGCGTCAGCGAAACTGTGCCGAAGGTTGGTTCTGATTCAGAAGCAGCGCCGCCTTCGGTGCTGATCCAGCCAGAAGCAGATGCAGCAGTCTTCTTAGGGATAGCTACGTTGCCAACAAGACCTGGGAGCATACGCGCACCAGCTTGCATTACGGACGAAGAGTTACGCAGAACGTCGATGAACTCGTTAGCAAGCAAGTTGGTTGCAACGATTTCGTTGTCGTCCGAGGTGTTCAGGTCGCGCTTCCAGACGCCAAGAACGTCGGTTGGGAGCATAACGCCCTGTGCGCCACGGCCATAACGCTGTGCAGCAGCTTCCGAGACTTCAAACTCGAATGCAGCAGCTTCGCGGAGGCGACGGTCACTTGGGTTTGCAAGAGCAGCAATTGCACGAACAACCGAGAACTGACGAATTTCTTTTTTCGTCATGCCGATGTTTTCGTTTTCAAGCGGCTTGTCCGAACCGATTACGTCGAGCAGTTCGCCACGGAACTGTTCAATGCTCTTGCCCGAACGGAGGGCGGCATCGCCAAGGTCACGTTTGTTGTGACGAGCGGCGAGTTCGATGATTGCGGAGGCGTTACGAGCAGCGGCTTCAGCAGCTTCTGCACGAACCGCATCCATATTTACTTCGTCAGTCATTTTGACTTCCTTTTTGATAGATGGTTCAACTTTGGGTTGGGGTTCGAGAGCAGCCGCGCTACGACCTACGCCAACTGACTGGTCAGCGGGGATAGAAACGACAGATACCTCAAGGGGCGACCAAGAGCGAACAAGGTACTCGTCCTTATTCGTCGTGGACCGCTCCATTTTGTTGACGCGGTATCCGACGGAGACGTTCCCCCGAATGCCATCGACAACATCCTGAAAAATCTCTTGTGCCAAAGCAGAGCGGCCAAAGCGGACATTCGCCCTAAGCACCCTATCAGCGTCGAGACCAACAGATTCAATTACGCCAATTTGGCGCTCCATATCATGATCGAGTAGCAATGGCGCACGGCCAGATGACAGAAACGCCATATCAATTGCATTCGATTCATGAACAAGGATTTCTTTTCCGAACGAGCGTTCGACAGGAAGTTCCGACGACACCGCAATAGATACGGTGCGCTTCTTTTCGTCAACGCCGCGAACAGCAATGTCAACAACGGCAGAACGGCGCTCAAGGTCAGCGTCTTTCCGGTCTTCCTCAGAAGGCAATTGCTCTTCGTCAACAACATCCTCGACCACATCCATTTCAGCATGGTCTTCAGTGTCGATTTCTATCTCGACCTTAATTGTAGCGCGTTCTTCAACTTCTGACATAAATTGCTCCAAAAAGCGTTTCAGCAAAACAATAACACCAAATTACGCAACAATCAAACAATCGGTTCTGGATCATCTTGACCCTTGCCTGCTTCATTTGCACCAAACGGGAAGAATGCCAATTCAAGGCCGAAAGCGTCGGCCATTTCCTTGTCGCGCTGCCACTGGCTGAATGTCTCTTCAACATCACGGCCATACTGACCAGCAACATCTTGCATAGACATGACGCCATTGTGCATAGCTGTGACCGCTGCGTTGATTTCCTTCTGTGGATCGACCCACTGCCAACCACGGGGACGGAAACTTGATGCGGACGAAAACTTATCAAATCGCGATGCTGGAATTGGAATAAATCCGAACTCCATAACGTGCATGAGCCAAGCATTGTACGCAGGAATGACAAAATGCTCCATCAGGAACTGTTGCATCATCTTGTAGCTATCACGCTCTTCCAATGCGCCCTGACGGATGGAACTGTACGATGTGCCTTCCAGATCGTTCGACAGGGCAGCATAAGACACACCAAGACCAGAAGCTATCCCGCGAATAATGCCCTTCTGGAAGTCGCTGAACGCAGTCGCCGGATGCGATGGATCAAATGGCTTAAAGTCAACGCCGTTAGGTAACTGGTGAAACGTGCCAGGTTCCGCGTCGATGATAGGGACAGTGTTGTCATAATCGTCGGCTGGCGCATCTTCGCCAGTGTCTGACGTAAAGAAGCCCATCTTGGATGCTGCCATACGCGAAGCAACCAATTCAGCCTCACGGTGAGCGTTCAGCATCTTCAACTGGCTCATGGCAGGGGCCAACCAAGGTTCACCGCGTGTCTGACCAGCGCGAAGCGGATCGTAAACGTGGATTATGTTCTTGGCATCAATACGATTGGATGAATTGATGGAAATAGACGAAAATTCAGAATCACCAGGGTGACGCTTCTTTACCCAATAGGCGACAGGACGCTGGAACTCATCGACCTCAACGCCCATGCGGATTTCGCGTCCGTTGCGCAGCTTCTCGTTCTTCTGCTCATCAATCTGGTCAGATTCGATAGGGTGGAATGCAATACCATGAATAAACACACGGTTTTTCACGATCTGGATAAGCGCCTCGCCATCACGCGCAGTCGCTTCTATCACATATTTCTGTAGGTCAATCCAGCTTAGGCGACCATCTGCCGTGCAGTTTCCTTTAAGGGCAAACTGGTAAAAGGCATCTTCAATAATCTGGTTGCCAGCAGCATCCAACGATCCGTTCGTGTTACGCGCCTTGACTTGCAGGGTCATACCCTTGTCGCCAACCACGTTGGTCTTCAGCAAGTTCATGAAACGCTTAACGTAGACATCATTCCGCGCCAATTCACGCGAACGGTTGCGCATCAAGACAAGATCAGGGCGCAGTTCACTGTCTGGGCTACGGCTCGACGCCATAAAGTCGGCAAATAGGCGACCAGTGTTGGCAGCGTGATAGTTACGCTTCGCTACCTTGTTCTGTACCTTTGGGGGCAAGCCCAGTGCTTCACGCCACAAACTCATAGGAAACGCACCTTCATCGTGGTCTTGGTTGGCTTTCCAAGAGCAATGGCGTTATCGCGCCGCTGCTTTAAAACTTCCTTGCGGTAATAATCACGCCACTGCAATAGGTCCACAATAGACATTTTGGCAATAGAGCGGCCTTGGATAGAGTAAGAAGATACATCCTTGTCGGCGCGGCCCTGCAACAAAGACTCAATCTTGTCCAACATGATTTCAGCATGGGTGCGTGGATCAGCGCCGCTATTGTCAAGGTCTTGGATGGCTTGAAACTCGCCACGCTCGACAACAATCCGGTTGCCGCTTGATGTCTGCACAATTTCAAGCTGCCAATGATAGAAGCCAGCTACAAAAGCAGCGGATGTCGCGCTATCAACGGTGAAAAGATAATATCCTGTACGCTCAACGGCTGGTATTTGGATTTCATTTGTGCCGCCAGCAGTGATCCGCGCAACATAGTTAGCAGAGTAAAGCGCGGGTGGGTATGTTTCAGCAAGCGAAGATTTCTTCCACTGAATAAAATCGCCAACAACGATCTTCAGTGGTTCGCCCTCTGGTGCTTCATTCTCGTCAAAAAGATTAGCCATTATCCCTCATCGCCAGTTGTTAGCGAAACCACCTCTGCGAACTGCCTTTTTGCCAGCCGTTAATGGATGGGGTTTATCAGCTTCTTCGACATTTGGCAATTTATGCTTTTCCATGTTAGCATAAAACTTACGGGCCACGCTATCCATATTTACATTTAGGATAGTAAGCGCCGCAATTGCGTACACTCGAACGTCCAAAGCCTCGTTTCGTGTCCGTGTTTTGACCCAGACCCGTGACGGAAAACCCTTGTGATAGCGGATCATCTGCTTTTCAGCAGTTAGCTGCTTAAAATACTCATCATCCCGCTTGGCAGGGAAGTGACAATAACCTGGGCCAGCCTCATCCATCTTCAGGCGCGAGTAATGAACCTCTTTTGCCGTATCAACGCCAATGGGATACAGCGGAACCCTCCCGATGTTGTTCTTAGACGGACGCCCGACAATCGGTTTGCCTTCGCCGCCGACACCCTTGATAGCGAACACCCTGTGTCCAGCGCGTGTCTTGGCATAGTTGTAAACGGCGCGTGTGTGGTGTCCGCCAGTATCGATACAGGTTGCGCGGACCAGCATTGGCTCACCACAGGGATGCTCATAGGTCGCCAGCAAGACCTCATCGACCTTGTGCCAAAGCTGGGTGGTGGACGGATCGCCATAAATCACATGGTAATCAATCTGCCAGCTTTCTTCGCCAGCGCCCCATCCCACAATCTCGACTTCGACGCGGTCATCCTGAACGTCGGCTCCAGCCGTCAGCAGCACAACCTCATCAGGGATGCCTTCGTAATCTTCCTTACGCTGCGCCACAGCATAATCATCGACACCCTCGCCAGCATCTTCCCATGTCTCACCAAGGAAGGTGTTTACAAAGGTTTTGAGCCGCATTGGGTTCTTTCGCGCCGCCAAAAACTCTTCGATTGCGTCGGATAGTACTGACCAAGGCGAGTAAAGTGCGTTCAGATGGAATCCTGCCACGCCATTAAACGGCGCAAAGGCCACCCATTCACCATTGCGAACGGCCCTATGCCGATCCGTATCGGACCAGACCGAACCACATTCGGCGCAGTGATAAGCCCCAGTGCTTGGATTATCGTCCTGCCAAGTTACGTTCGACCATGCCAAAACCTGTTTATGGCCGCATTCATGGCACGGAACCATGAACTTGCGTTGGTCGCTTTCCGTATAAGCTGACTCGATCCGGCTTCCGCCTTTGTTAGTCGGCGTCGATACTAGAATGATCTTCCTGTTCCAGAATGTTGCTGCCCTTCGTTTGGCAAGAGATATAGGATCGCCTTCCTCTCCTGCTGAAGGAGGGTATCTGTCAACTTCATCGCAAAGAACAACACGAATCGGACGAGAAGCAAGGGAACTAGGGGAATTAGCACCAACAAGAGAAAGAGCACCGCCAGGGAATACTTTATGGAGCGTAGTGTTGTTTGCATCTTTAGCCTTACTATCTTTGACCTTATCTCTAAGGCACGGGGTTGAACGTAAAAGACCCGCCGTCACACGGTCCTTGGAAAACGACTGCGCCATATCCACGGTTGGCTGCATCATCAGAATTGGCGCTGGATCGTGGGCCATGTGGTATCCAATGGTGTTCAGCAGCATCTCAGACTTGCCAAGTTGCGCACCGCACATCACCACAACCTCTTTTACCAGCGGATCAGAGCAAGCGTCCATGATGCCACGCTGGTACTCAGCCCGTGCCGTTACCCATCGACCTGGTTCCGAACTGCTCTGCGAGTCCAATCGCCGTTCATGGTCAGCCCACTGCGCCACACTCATACGCGGCGGTGGCGTCATCTGCTTCATGGCCTTCGCCATTTGCTCCAGTGCTGCTTCTCTGGTGGCTTGTTCGATCATACGATTATCGTCCGGCCCTTCTTAGGGCGTCCGACCTTACGCTTGGGCTGTTCGACTACCGCAGTTTCGGCTGGAGCCTCTTCTGACACCGATCCAGTGCGGACAGGGTCAATGCTGGGCTGATAGTTGGACAATTCCGCCAGTGCTTCGCGGATCGCATTCTCCAAATGGTCCTTCGCCACAACAACATCTGTTTCCGTGGCTAAAATCGGTGCGACTTTTGTAGGCAAGGCCAGAAACTTGGCTTTACAGGCATGAAGGACGCTTTCCCAAGCTGCCACCACATCGTTCGTCATGCACAAAGTGCCGCGAATCTTGGCAAGTTCCAGTTCCGCGATTTCTGCTTCGGCATTTACCTTGCGTGTACGCGCTTCGTCATACGACGATCCGATTATAACCCCACCAGTGGTAGGTTTACGCTGATATGATGACACAATGGTTCCTAAATTGACCTGAAAATATCATTTTAATTTCCGTTTGAAACGGGACTTATGGGTTCATTTCCACATTGTGACATCAGGGCAACAGCCTGTCTAGTACAAAACTGTGCAACATAATTTTAACAATA